CACCGCGAAGGTTCCACCGTTGGAGACCACCCACGGGCTCGTGCCCTGAAAATCCTGTACATACAATTTGCGATCGAGGGTGAGCTGCGGGGCGCAACCGGATCCCGAGGTGCAGTTGGTCGGCGAAGTGGAGTACCAGCCGCCACTGAGATTGATGTTTGTAGTGCCGGCAGTAAACGCGGCGTTGTCGGCGAAGCCTGCGGAGCCGGAGCAGCCCACGGCGCAGTTGACGAAGAGATTCTTCGAGGCATCGACTTTGCCGGGCTGCATATTGGCGCCGTCGGTGAATCCGGCGGCCGTGCCCGTGCCCGGAAAGCTCGATCCGAAAGTCGAAGAGGTGCCGCCGGAAGCTCCGCCGGCGGCGACGTTGACTTTCAGGTTGCCGCTCGCGTCGTAAAGGTTCTGGTTGGGGGCGATGACTGGGGTGTTTTGGCCATGCGCCACGCGCACGAGCAAGATGCCGAGCAAAATGCCCAGCAGCAGATAGAGAACCGATCGCGAGAGCAGGTGATCGACAAGACGCGAGCCGATGGGATGCTTCAAGGTCACGCTCGGAGGCACGCGGTCATCGTGAAAACCGGGATGGTTGGCTGCGTTCAGCATAGCCAGTGCTTCTTGTTCTTCGGCCTTCAGGTGCGGGTAGATGCGCCGCGCCTCGGCCCGGAAGCGCCCGAGGTTAATACGCCCAGGCGCCAGCTTGCACTTGATCTTCGTCTTGATCGAAGGTTGTAACATCGCCCGAATTGACCATTTGCACCCAGCCGATGACCCGGTTAGGCGTGACTCCTGCCGCGTAATCCGCGGTTGGGACGTTGAAGGTGTATTGCGCGCCCGCCTGGATTCTCACCCAGTTCGTCGGCGCCGCCGGCGGCGGTCCGGCACCCTTATAAATCAGGAAATCAGAAGTCGGCCATCCCGCCACTCCGCGATTTTCCGTGATGCGGATGGCTCGACATCGCGACTGGACCACAATCGCCGTCGGGGAAGTGCCGTTGACCGTGATATTTTGCGTTGCCGCCATTCATCAGGTAATCATTTGCGGGCGCGGCGTGGGCGCGGCCGGCGTGATCGGCTGCACGCGGGGCTCGACTTCACCGGGCAATTCTGGGGTGTCGGGCGCGGCGCCGGCTTCTTCTTCGATGCCCATGGTCTCGTGCAGCTTTTGCAGGCGCATGGTGATGGCGCCGAGTTGCGCATCGAGATGGGCCTGCGCGCCGGCGGAGTGATCTTTCATTTGCTGCACTAAGAGCTGGATCTGGCCGTTGACGAGCGCAATCCGCTCCCGCGATTCGAGCTCAAGGCGCTTAGTTCGGATGGTGTCCGAGGCGCGGTTCAGTTCCTGCACCATCAAATCGTGTTGCTGGCCGAGCGCCGCGAATTGCGATTGCAGCGCCAGCAATTTCGACTGGGCATCGTCGGCGGTCTCATCCTGCAACTGCGGCGGCATCATTTTCTTGAAGCGCGCGGCCAGCACGTCGGCATCGGGGAAATCCGCGTTCTTGGCCCAGATGTCGCCCAGCATGGGAAGCATCTGCGGGTTCTCGGTGATGACGGCAGTCATGGCGCGGAAGGCTTCCTGGCGCGCGGCTTTATACATGGGGCCGGTCGAGAGCACGATGTCGTAGTCCCCCACACCCACATCGTAGGCCTTCTTTAAGCCCATCTGCTCGTTCAGTAAGAGTTGCGCTTCCTGCGGATCGGTATTCTCGGAATTGAAAACTACCGCGTGCTTCACGCTGTCGTCGGGGTTGATGATCCGTTGTACCCTCGCCGAGTCGATCAGCTTTGGCCAGAGGTCGAGGAGGATCTTTCCTTGCCACAAGATCGCTCGATTCAAATTATCGTGCCAGGCTACCGCGCCGGTGTCCGACTGCTGCTGCCGGGTCATGATGGCGAAGCCCGATTCCTGCGCGTTGCCCGATTCCTCTCCGAGTGATGGCCCGTAGATCCCGATCACAGCTTTCATGTCGTAATCGGCCTGTTTGATGATCTCGCTCATGGCCGCGATCGGCGCTTCGCGGCCGGCGCGCCCCGGCATCGGAAGCGCCTGGCCTGTCTTCTCATCGAATGCTTTGTAAAACAGATGGGAAAAGTTCTTGCGATTCATCTGGCGGTAATCTTCGCCGTACTGCGCGTTCGCGTCCGGCACCCAGAGCGGGTCCTTCGAGACCATGTCGACCTGCTCGACCGCGCGCGTGACCATGAAGTCGTAAATGCGCTGCGCGTCCCGGTAGTCCCGCACCATGCCGGCGCGGTACACCTTGCCGTTAACGTTCAGCCGGACGCCGTTGACCTCAGGGAAGGGCAGGTACTTCCCCAGATAGTCATACTTTTTGAGCACGCGCATAGCATCGTGCACGACGCAGCAGACTTTACGGACGACCGTCTCGCGCTCGTCGACGATGCGATCGCGCAAGGAGATTTCACTCGGGGGCGCTTCTCCGTCGCGCTCGGCTTTCTCGGCTCGCTCGATCTCATCCTTCAGCATCGTGCGCCCGTCCTCGAGCTGATAGAGGGTTTTCGCTTCCAGTTCGATCCACCAATACTCGGCGACGCGCGCTCCATCTTTCGTCACCCACTCCGGCTCGGCATTGCCCTGGCTGGTTGGGAAATGGAGTTTCGCGAGATCGGTTTCTCCGAACTCGGCGATGTAATCGTCTGTCGAGTAATCGGTGACGATGTGGCCCCAAAGGGGATCGGTGCCGTCGGGGCGGCGAACCGGCGAAAGATAGGCCGCAAAAGGATTCTCGATCGCTTCAATGCGCGGTTCCTGGTCGAAGGAGCGTTCCGAGACGTAGTCCGTCTTGACGCGCCAGGGGCACCAGCCGATGCGCATCATCATGTCGTAGGAGTTGTCGTAGGTGACGTCGGCCACGCTCACCACTTCGATGTGCCGCAGCACGCCCTGGTGGATTTTCGCCGCTTCCACGTCCGCGCCTGAACCCACGGGACTCACTAACATCGCCGGGCGGTGCTGGCGCTCTTCGCCGGTGTACTGCCGCAGGAATGCCGGCGCCCTATTGATGGTGAGGCAGGGCTTGCCTTCGATCTCGCGGTTAGCCTTGACCGCTTCGTCCCATTGCCCGGTGCCAATTGAGAAGCGCAGGTCTTCAAGCGACTGGCGACGGGACTCGGATTCCGACTCGGCGGTGATCTTGAAGCGCTTCAGGGATTTAGTGATGAGCTCTTCATCATCGCCGATTCGCTTGTTGCGCTTCTTCGATTTCGAGGATAAAACTACAGGCATGTCACGTCAGTGGGGCAACCCCGAATTATTCAATCCGCCGATGGGGTGTCCGATCCGGTTGCGCAAGCCAGTTCCATGGTTCACGCGAGATCGCTCAGTTTCTTCGACGGCTTCAAATAGCCGAGAGATTTCGCTTTCGCGCGGATCTTCTTCGTGAACTCGGAATTCTTCCCGTGATGCATGGCGGCGAGGCCGACTGCCACACGGGCATGTTCTGCGTCACCCATGGGGTAGCTGCCCGTGCCGCTCTTCGAGGGGACACCACGCTTCGACTTCGGAACGCGCTTCTTCGCCGCTTCAGTTAGGATGGCCATTGCAGTAGAGCCTCACATCCGCTTCCTGGCAGAGTACGATGTTGTTGTCTCGTCCTTCATAATCCGAAGCCCAGCTCTCCCAATCGCTGTAGGGACCGATAATGACGGCATCGCCCGGTTTCAAAGTCATCGGATCGCGCCGCCACTTCTTCTCGTTCCAGTTGCCGGGGCCGACTCGCAGCACTATCCCCGCGCGTGTCTGTCGCTCTGTGTTGGTGCAGATATCGGGCGGCAAGATAATGCGCGTGACATAATTGACCTGCATCAGCTCCAATTCCAGTTCGATCAGCACGTGATCGCCGAGCGGTCGAATTTCGCGCGGATCGAACCAGAGTCCGCCGACTTGCGTCCGCTGCGGCCGCCAGATTTCCTGGGAGACCGGCGCGCGCTTAATTTGTTCGCGGTTGAGGGGCATCAGGCGAGATCACTCAGCTTGCGCATGTTCTCATGGCCGAGCTTGGCGTCGTGTTTTTTCTGCATCCGCTTGCCCTTGGCCGTGATCTTCGAGCCGCGCATGGCGCCCATGTTGTTCAGGGCGCCGTAGACATAGCGGTCGGGATCGACGCCGCGGGGGACGTTCTTGCGCAGCTTGGCTTCGAGAAAGGCGGGCACTTAGTTACACCAGAGAATTCCTGCGATCAATGCGAGCATGCAGGCAATCGAAAACACTAGGACGTGAGTCCAAGTGGGGAAGGCGTGCTCCAGGAAATCCCGCATCTAGTCGTGGGGATGCTTGTCGAAATTCGGGTGCACGGCGGAGCGGGAGTTGCCGAAGTAGGTGTGGGCTACTCCATTGGAACTCGACATTCCTTTTTTGCCGCCTTGCTCGGCTTCGATGGTTTTGGCGTTGGCGAGCGTTGATCCGATGCCCGGTTTCTGGGCTTCCGCTTTATGCGGCTTACTGAGACCCTTGCTGCCGTGTGCGGTGCATCCTTTCATACTGCCTCCTTAGTCTTCGATTTCTTTTTCGGTTTCCGATTCATCGCGCTCGTCGTACTTTTGCAGGCCGGGCAGTCCGGCGTGCTTCGCCAGATGGGTATGGATATGCTCGCCCGACTGCGCCTTGCCGTCTTCGTTGAAGTGGACTTCCTTCGGCTCGTGCTCGTAGCTTGTATAGACATGCTTGACGATGTGGCCGCCGCCCAGCTTGGGATGGATCTCCAAGTGGTCGAGGGTCTTGCGGGCCGCCGCCTTTTTCTTCGAGGTGGGGCTTTCAGCTACTTGAATGTTGGCCATGCAGTTCCTCCATCTTTCGATAAATTGCGAGCGGGAAAATCACCAGGCCGAAGACATTGGGGTCGGCCAGAAAATCGCAGCTCATGTGCGCGCGCGGGCTGGCGTCGTCGATGATCGATTCGACGGCGCGGTAGAAGTCATCCGGGGTCAGCGAGAAAGCCTCTTCGCGGATGAGCACGAATGGCCTCACGCCATCCAACTCCCGTCACCCGAGCGCTCGTGGGCACTGATCCTTGGCGGCTCGACCGAGATGGGCTTGCTGTAGCCCACGGGGAGAGCGAAGGTGAGCGCCAGAGCATCGGCATCGTCCGGCGAAGAAGAATCCGCTCCCAACTTCGACAAGCGTTTCTTCATCACGTCCTTCGATTCGAGTTTCACCCGATCCCCGCCGCCGACGAGCATGGGTTTTGCGAGATCCGCCGCCAGGCCCGGATCGCTGTCGATGGCGCCCGATTCCCGGAGCCAATCCTTCATGCGGCCCCACATCTCGTCTCGGCGGTAGCAGTAGTGGATCGAGTCGATGGCATCGTGGCCGAAGTTCACTTCCTGGATGTTCTGATGGCCGAGATTCCTTACTCCCGCGACGACGGCGCCGGCATTGCCGCCGACACCTGAGCCATCGACGAACATCATCGCTACTTTCTCGCCGTCGTAAGTTTTACCCAGGACATCCGCCAGCTTCCCCACCATCACGGCGGCGTCGCGGGTGAATTCGCCCTTGACGCGGATCGCCGGGATCGAGCGAGCATCTGAGCCCTTGCGGAAGCGGATCACGTTATCGTCGGCGCCGCCCCAAGCGAAATCCACGCCGCACACGAGAGCATCGGTCGGCAAGGGGATCGCTCTTCGTTGTTGGGCGATGGAGATGGTTTCAAGGTCGATGAACTGGCCAGAGCCGCCTTTCGGAAACAGGCCGCGGGCGCGCACCCGAAAGTAGTCGGCGTCTTCGTCACCGCCGCACTCTTTAAGCCAGTCATTGATTTCCTTTTCGTCGTGGTCTTCCACGGTGCGCGAATCGATCACGCGATAGGTGCCTTCTTCGCGCATGGAGCCAAAGATGCGCTCGTAGAATTCGCCGGTGTTCATGGTCGGGTTGCCGATGGCGAAAAGAATCTTCTCGGTGCTGGCATCAGTGAGCGCGCCGCGGGCGACTTTGAAAATCTCGGCGGGAATGGGACTTGCTTCCTCGAAGCCGAAGAACATGCGGCGGCCGGCATTGTGTTTCCCGGCGAACGACTGCGGGCTTTCGATTGACCAGGGGACCAGATCGACGCGCCAAGTCTGCTCGTGGCGGTCGTCGCGGGCTTTGATGGAAGAAGTGAGGATGTGGAACCAGTGCGAGTTAATCGCCAGACGAAACCAGCGATGAAACTCGGGCGAGGTCGTGGTCGTCAGCTGGCGGTCGGTGTTGGCGGTAATGCGCGCCATGGCGTCGAGGAAGGTAGATTGGTTCCACCAGGCGAGGAAAGCCAGCAAGGTAGTTTTGCCAGGGCCGTGGCCGGAGCTGATGTAGCGGCGATAGGTGGTGTGGCGCGTTTCGGGATTTCTAAGATGCTCGCCGAGCATATCCAGTTCTTCACACTGCCAGACGCGCGGGCCTTTCGAGTTTGCCAGCTCGCCTTCGCCCCAAGGGAAGCCGTACATCACCGCGCCGAGCGGATCCCAGCGGAATTCCGCCAGGCGTTCGCGAAGTTCTTGCTCGTAGTCGAGGCTATTTGCGGTTGCGCACACGTTCTTCGGCTTTCTGCATGGCGAGCTTCATGCCTTCGCCCAGCGATAGGGTCATGTTCACGTCGAGCGGTTTGTCGTGCAGGTGGTTCACGGTATCGACGGGGCGGCCGAGGTCGCGGTCATCGAGGTATGCGAGGCTTCGCACCAAGTCGCCGGCATTGCCGGTTCGACGCGCTTTCTCAGCCGCGATGGTCACCGCCTCGACCCAGAGTTCTTCCGCCTTGACCTTGGCCTTAATTCGACGGGCGACATTGCCATCGACTGGCCTTTTTTTCCGTCCGGCGCCTGCTCGTTTTCCGCCACGCGGCATTCTCTACTGAATCAAAGAATCAAAGAACTAAGAGCCCTTCCGGGATGCTTAGGGCTACCCGATATTTCTCCCGCGACACGGCGGGATTCGAATGCAGGTACTGCTGCAGCGAGCGCAGGCTCTTGTGTCCGGTGATGTCCATGATCTCCCGCGTGCTCAATCCGTTAGCATCTAGATGCGTGGCGATCGAATGCTTCAAAGTGTGGGGATGGCAGAGCACATCGGGCAGCCCGGCGAGCTTGCCGTAGCGGTGCACACGGCGCTGGAATGTGCGCGCGGTCATCGGAAAAAGCCTTTGATTGAGGTGCGTTTTTTCGGCCAATTCAATCAGCGGCTGGCGCACATTTAGGAGCCGATGGTCGTGATCCTTGAGAGGCTCGCGCACTGGCTTTGAGCCCTTCCCGCGCTTCACAACCAAGTAGTCCCCGATCACGTTATCCGCCGTCAATCCAACCGCTTCCGAGGCGCGCAGGGCGAAGAGAAAGGCCACGGCCATCAGCAGCCAGTCCTGCTCATCCTTATCCCAGGCGGCCTGCAAAAGCCGGAGGATCTCCGCGATTGAAAAGCAGTCCATGAATCAAAGTTTGTCCGAATTCAGCCAAATTCAGACAGCCAAGCAGCCTACGCCACCCGCATTTGCCGGCAGTACACGCAAGTGCAACCGCCCCGCCGACAGCTCAGGTAGTGCCCATTGAGGCAAGGCTTGCACATCTGCCCTTCGATCCGCATCAGGGGCATAACAAATTGCGCGGGAGCGCGTTCGACGCGACGGAGCTCCAGGAGCGTGCGCGGGTAGTCGTACCAAAAACCGAGGTCTTCCAGCTCCGGCTCAAGCTCGGACTCGAATTCGGGCGGCGGGAGTTCGCGGCGGGACATTGTTCACGTCAGCCTTGTGATGAGCTTCTCGATCAGCACGGTCAAAATCGAAGCCACGATGGCGGCGATCACCGAATTACGGATCCGGCTCAAAGCTTCGATGTCGGCCTTCATCTTCTGTTTGTGCTCTTCAAACGTCCGAGCCTGGGT